GTGTAGTCAGTGTCAGCCGTTGCAGCGGCTAGACCGCCTGAACCGTTGGCTTTCTGGATTGCGGACCCCGACGTAGCGGCGACGTAATCGGTGCCAGCCGCAGCATTGCTAAAGCCGCCTGAGCCGTTGCCCTTTAGAATCGCGGAACCACTTGTTGCTGGCGCATAGTCCGTTCCAGAAACAGCCGCCGCAGGATCGCTTGCGCCATTGCCCTTAACAATGCCCGTAATCGAGACGCCCTTTTGCGTCGTGGAGTTCGTCCAGACGCCGAACATGCCGGCAGTTGGTGTACCCGACACACCGAGCGCACCGGACGGACCCGTTGGACCTGTGGCACCAGTCGCGCCCTGATCGCCAGCAAGATTGAGCGTCCACGCCGTCAAAGTACCTGAGCCAACAGACCGATCTGCCGTGAACGTCAGCGTCGTTCCGCTATAGGCGGTTACAACGCCTTCCATGTAGTTGGTGGATGGATTGCCCGTATCAGCCGCGCGAACGCGAGCGCCAGCCGAATAAGCCAAGCCGCTTTGCGTCGTGAAGGATTTAGAACCAGAGCTTGCAATCGTGTTGCTGGTTGTCGAGGTCGCGAGATAGCCCGGCCCCGTCGCGCCCGTTGAACCAGTTGAGCCTGTCGGACCAGTCGGGCCTGTTGGCCCTGTCGCGCCGGTCGCTCCCGTAGGCCCGCGAATGGCCGTCGATAGCGCAAAGGAAGCCGCTCCCCTAGCGGGAGAGAACCGCAAAACCATATTGAATTGTCCTTTAGAAGGTCACAGGGTTAGGACGGAATGAAATCACTCCGTGCGCCCAAGGGCTGACAACGCCGTTCTGGTCTTCCGATGCGAGGTCCGCGACGTAATCGCCGCAAAGACCCGTCAGAGAGCCAACAGGGACGTTGATATAAAGAATGTTGGAAACGCCGGTATCCGTGTCCTCGACAATCGAGAGCGTTCCATCCGTGGTCGATAACGTATAATCCGCCGTGCTATCGCTTGGCTGGCAACGCAGCGTCATCTTGAATGAAAGCCCAGTCAGCTCCATCTGAGCGCCAGCCTCCATGAAATAGATGTTCTCTTGCCACGTCGAATTGTTTGCGACTTCGCCTGAGACTTCAAAGTACGCGCCGCCAGAACCGTTTGACTTGCCGATTGCACTCATGCGTCAAGCCTCATACTGAACGGTCATGCGGCATGAATCCTCGCCGCCTGCCATCGTCGTGTTGTTGGCTGCGGTTGTGCGCTCAAGCATGTTGAGGTTATTGAGGCCGAGAGGCATTGGCGCGGAATACTCACCGCTCACAGACGGCGACCAGTTGTAAATCGTGTTATTGTATTGGTTGAGTTCGCCAGCGTAGCCCGAGAACGTCGTTGTCGAGTTCACGCCGATACCAACACGCAACGAACCGTTCGTTGCCATTGCCGTGGTACGCTGATTGAACTTCGCTAGGAACGAAGCCTGAGACGCGCCTGTGAAAATCGCAATCGTGTTGCCCGCTGCGGCGTTTGTCTGTCGCACCGTGGCAGAGCCATAAGTCCAAGACGATGTGGCGTCGCCAGCCCGCATGATGATCGGACGGCGGTTGTATTGATTCCAGACGCCCCACTTGCGCGACTGTCCGTAGGACGTGTGACAAGTGACTTGGCCTGCCGTGCCGTCAATATAGATCGAGCCGACGTAGGTTCCTTGGTTTGCCGCAACAGCATAAGTGCTTGAACCGTTACGGGCGGTCGCCATTGCGTTTGCGTTGGTGAGAATACCGGAGTTCGTGCCGCTGATCGTGCGGGAGATTTCTGTCGTGCCAGCACCCGTTCCGCGTGCGCCTGATCCTGCCGTGATCGTTGACCATGCAGGGCCGCTCACCAGCGTCATGCCGTTGCCGGAATCGTTGATGACAAACAGATCGTAATGAGAATTGAGAATGTAACTTGAGTTCAACGTCAGCGTCAGTTCTGTAAAAGTGCGCGGGTTGAACTGAACGCCGTCGTAAATCGGGCAGATGTTCCCGGTATAGGGCGTGTAGTAAACAGCGGTAGCAGCCGTCACGTCAGACGTGAGAACAGGCGTTCCGCTCGTAAGTGTCAGTCGGCCCTGAGGAGCAGCAACGAAGCTCGCAAGCGACGCCGTGAAAGCTGCGATCTGCGCCGAGATGGCGTTAACATCTGAGGTTGAGGCAGCGCCGAGATTTGACCGAGCCGCCGCCGCAGTAGTCGCACCCGTGCCGCCAGCCGCAACCGGGAGCGCACCCGAACCAGCAGATAGACCGGAATCGATGTTATCCCACTCATTTATAAGAGTGCCGCCAGAGGTTTCCTGACGGACTTTATAGGTTCCCTGAGCGGTATAGACCCTTGGGAAATTGCCCGCAGCGTCAGAGGTTTGCGGGTTATCCGCAGCAATCGACAGGCCGGTATCGGTATAAATCGCCCGTAAAGTCGTGGTCCCGGCGTTGTAAACATACTGCTGTGCCCCCACGTATGGATTGCCATTGGCATCGCTGACGTGGTTTAGGGGTGCGAGAACGGAGACCGCCATTATGCAGCCCTCCCGAACTCACCAAACAATCGTTTTGATGCCGCTACATAAGCTGCGTGTGCCGCCTCTGGTGTTTCAAAGCAGCCAAGGAAATGCGCTTTCTTTTGGCATTGAATGCTAGAGGCCCACTTAGAATTTACGCGATAAACACCCTTGAACCCGCTTGTTGAGTCCTTACGTTTTTTTGCGTTAGCTTGGTTTTGGGAAACCGTGCCATCGCGCAAATTCACTAGACGATTATCGTCCGTCTTTCCGTTAATGTGATCTAGGCATTTAGGCCAAACACCATGCACGTAAAACCATGCGAGACGATGCGCTGAAATCAAGCGACTTTTGATAGAGATATAGCGATAGCCGCTGCCACCTATCGAGCCAGCAATAGAGCCAACCTTAATGCGCCGCGATACAGGCTTTGCCCACGTAAAGACACCATTTGCCTTATCGTAGTTTAGGACTTCGCGGATGTATTCGACGGAAACGGACATTCAGATTGCCTCAAAGAAAAAGCCGCCCTTTCGGACGGCCTTGTTCATCTATTTTGTTGCTGTGATCTTATTGGCCTGGTGGCCGTGGAACGTCTGGTTGGTTGTCGGCTGGTGCGTAGCTAGGGGATTGAAGCGAACGCAAAAAGTCGTTCGGGGTAATCCCCTTCGCGTGTTCTCCGAGCGTGTTGATTAGATTCCGCGCAGCAGTCGAATAGCTTGCTACATTTGCCGCCGAAGGCGATGCAGCCAGTGCGAACTGTGCGCGTGATACTTTTGCAATGGATGCAGCGGTTGCCGGTCTAGCCAGTGCCATTGATAAGGCGCGACCGCCAATAACTGACCCGATGGTTGTTAGCGGAGCGGTCATCACAGATGCGCCTAACGCAGCGAAAGAAACATTCTGTGCTGTGCCTGACGGGTTTGAGAACTTCTGCAATTCCTTGAACCGCGATGAGACTTTCGCGATATCGTCCAAGTGACTTGCAAGGTCTGACTTCCCGCCAGACTTGAACAGCACAGACTTTCCAGCATCAGAAATTTTATTGTAATCATTCAGAAAACGCTGCGGGCTGAAATTTCCCTCTACATCGCGACCGAGTTTAGCCACCACACCGGACGCAAATTCGTTCCAATCTTGCGGGCCGATTGTCCTACGCGCTTGCGCCAACTTTTCAATATCAGCACGTGAATTGCTACCAGCCATTGCTGAGAGTTTATCAAATACCTTCTCCGCTGGCGTGTTGCCGTCAGCGCCAACAATCTTTGCCAGCGACTCGCGACGTGCGGAAACTGCTTTGTAGTAAGTGTTTGCGCGGTCAAAAGCCTGCACGGCATCATTACCACCCGCTCTTAGCGCGGCAGATCGCAAATCGTCAGTTAGGCCAGAATAAATCCGCTTGAGGTCGCCGCCGCTCATTCCTTCCGGCAAGATGCCGGAGTTCATGGATTCGCCAATTGATGTTCGAAGCGCCTTGACGCCCTGATATGTAAGACCGTCGCTCTCAACGGCCTTTAGAACCTTATCGACCGCGGCGCCGTCAGGAAGATATGCGGCCTTTCGTTCTGCCTGTATCTCAGCAACAGTGTTTTTGGTGTTTGCTAGTTTTGTCGTTACGCTTGGATTAACGAGCGTATCAACTTTGTCATAGAGTGCGCCAGATTTTTTCGCGCTGTCGCCCTTTATCCAATCCGTTATTGCGCCTTTAGCCGCGTCTCCGCTGCCTTGAACCGTGCCGCCACCATAACCAGCCGATACTTCATCGGCTTTTGTGCCGAGCTGCTTTAGCGTTCGCTCCGCTGCATTAACGAGAGGATCGCCCGCAAGAGGGATATTCTTGACACCAGATGCAATGCGCTGTGCCGCCATGCTATCTGTTGCAACAGCCTGCGGAACTTGAACCGGCGACCCCGACGCAGAGAGCCTATCAGCAGCAGCCGCGACTTCCTGACCCGGCGATAGCGGCGCAACTTGCGCTGTTGGAACGATTGATTTGCGTGCGGCCAAAGCTGACATTGCAGTGTCAACGTCACCCTTGGCATTTTCATACATCTGCTGCGGATTATCTTTTGCAGCAATCTCTGGCGCTATGATCTTCCCGACTTCATGCGTTGCCTGAGCCATCGGATGCCCGATGAGAGAACGCGCCGCGCCTGTAAATGGCGACGCGATCATTCCTGGTATTGCAGCAACAGCCTTTCCAGTATCAAGCAACCCCTCTACGACTCCTTTGGAGCCACGATCAGTCATGCCCTTTTTGAAGGTGTCGTAGTTTTGAGTAAATGCAGCGCCAATCTCGCGCGGGATATCAGTTACAGCGTCAGATAATGACGGCTGATATGATTCCGCTGGGGCAATGCCTACCTTCTTGTCGAACTCAGCACGCGGAATGTCCGAATAGAATTTAGCGTGCAAGGCACCAGCCAAATCCGCGTCTGACATATCGGAGTATTGCGGATATTGCTGGCGAACCTCAGCAATCGTTGGCATTAGCGAATACCAAGCGGGTCAGATGGTGAAGATGGCGCTGCGGCAGACGCGCCGCCGCCCTTCGCCTTGGCCTGCGCCCGCGAAACACCCGCACGAACAACATCCTTCAAGTCATTCAATGCAGACTCAAAGTCCTTATCGTTTTGAGCGCGATCAAGACGCGCCAATGCGTTCGTTGCCTTAGCGCCTTCGGCCTCAGTAATTGCACCGCCGCCACGAAGGCTATTGAACGCTTCAAGAAAGGTCTTGCCCTTCAACTGATCGAGCGCAGCAATAAAGCCGCGCTGTGACGTACCTGGGATTCCTGGTATAGTGCCGAGTGCGCCAGTACCCCAACTACGTCCGGGATGCGTCCGCACATCTTCAATGGCTTTCAGCGTCTGACCAGCAGTCGCAATAACCTGCGGCAGCGCCACTTGTCCCTTGCCTGTTTCCTCTCCGACAATCTTCTCGCGCTCTGCCCCCGCCAAATCTTTTTGGATAGGCTGTCCGATTGGTTGGCGAGTCTGAGGATCGATAAGTTGGATATGGGTGCCAAGATCAACGCGGATTGGGTCTTTGGAGATTTGGAAGCCTTCCGGCAATTTTGTCTGTATTGCCTGCCCCGTCTTTGTGGTCTGCACCATCGCGGGCTTGCCGTCAGGACCAACGCCATAAACGGGGTTGAGAGAAGCGCCGCCGCCACCAGGCCCCGTCCATTCGCCGGAGATAATATAGGCGCGGCCCTCTGGTGAACTTGGGTCTATGCCCTGCGATTGTAGGAGTTTGATACGTTGACCGGCCTTCTCAACAGGCCCCTCGTCGGCCCTAGCGGCAGCCCTGCGTTGAAGCGCCAAGGATTCTGCACGGAATTTATCGTCAACCGCATCGCGCCCGGTCTGGCGTTCGTCAAGCTTAGCCTGTCGCGCACGATCCGCAGCCGAGCCAGTGATATTGTTGATCGCGGACGCTTCCTGATATGCGCCAACGCCAAGCAGTTTAGCAAATGCGCCCTGTTGATTTCCGTTCTGATAGTCCTGCGCCGCAGATTGGATGATTGCGTTCTTGTTACTCGCAACGCTGGCGTCATTGGTTGTCTTGTAAGCCTGAGCGCCCGTCAGAAGGGCTTGCAGAGGATTGACTACAGCAACATCAAACGGATTCGCCATTAGGATTGCCAGCCGTTTGTCGCGTTAGACACCGGATTAGAAAACAATTTCTTGAACGGATTTGCAAAGCTAGTGCCGCCGCCCAATGCAGCGCCGCCGAGATAAGCAGCCGTGCCGAGAAGATTCTGAATGCCCTGCGTCTGAGCGTTCGCGCCCGCAACCATGCCCTGCCCGACTGTGCCGGCAGAATTGAAATCATCGCCATAGGCCGACATGCGAGTGCCAAGCTGGCCCTGCGCTGCCTGACCCGTTGCGCCCAAGCCTTGCTGCGATACGCCCATCAGGCGCGACAACTGATTGCCGTAGGTCGTATCAGCGAGATTCTGGCCGTAAGACTGAAGCGCCTTGCCGGCCGCGCCAGAGAATAGATTGCCGTTGTTCGACGCCGAGTGATCGAGCGCCCGCGTACCTTCGTCCAACTGGAATTGATAGCCCGGAAGCGAACGAACGCTTGAAGGATCGGCAAGCAGTTTCGCTACGCCATCATTCGCCTGCAAGCCAGTCTGCGTCCAAGGCGTGAAGTTCGATGCGTAGGAATCGCCAGCGGACAGCAAATTCTTCGATGCGGTCTGCTGCTTTTGATAGGTATCCGCAGCCGCAGCGTTGGCCGCGTTCGCTGAGGTTTTCCCCAGCAAATCATCCCAGAAAGACATTCGTTGATCCTTTAAGAGTACGCGCTTGTCGGCGGCGTGAAGTTTGCCGTATGCCGAGCGATGCCGACGCTCAGGCGAAATTCGTCGATAAGGCCGGAAAAAGTGTTGGTTGTAGTTTCGCCGCCGCGACCTACAGCGAACTTGCTAGGACAATTCGGCACCGTTGCGCTGAATGCCGCGTCTGTCATGTCCTTGGCACCATCGAGAAAGAGTTGGATCAGATTCCCGGACCGGCTGAGTTCAAGATGATGTAGTCCAGCCGCAGTAATCGCCGTATTCCCACCAACAATCAGCGGCCCAGCCGTTCCGTTACCGATTGTCGCGTTGATCTTGTTAGTCGCAGCGAGGCTAATAACAAACGAGTCAGGAGCAACAGGACCGCCTGCTTGCGTCTGGCCTGTTAAATAGCGTCCAGTTCCATTCCCCAGCGCCAAAGAATCAAACCAAAAATCAATCGTCCAATCGCTTGAACCAAGATTAAAGTCTGCATGTGCTGGCGTATCGATGTACGGAGACTGCATGATTGCAGTTCCGAATTTCTGCCCGCTTGTGACAGTCGTTGCGCTGTGCGCCGTCCACGTATGAGCAGAACCGCCAACATTCACGTCCGGGAACGAAGTACCTCCGTTCGCCCCGTCCATGTGCAGGAGTATCTTGGTATATTGATCGTTGCCGCCGCCATGAGGCAGAAACCCCAGACCAAAACGGCTCATAGAGAGAGACTGCCCGTTAGCAGAAACGTATTGGACGCATACTGCACAAGCGTTGCAGCCGATCCTTGCTTGGCAAGTTTCAGCTTTGAATCTTCCGAGACAATCGTCACGCCGCCACCAGCAACGACGCTGACTTGCCCCGCGCCGATCTGTGCTAGATCGATTTGGCAACCAACGTCTAATCCGCTTGGCACCGTGAGCGTAATGGCCGAACCATTGTTCAGTGTGACCAGCGAACCGCTATCGGTCGAAACAAGCGTGTAACTCGTACCCGTTTGCGGGTTGACGGTTCGCAGTATCTTGGAATAGAGCGAAAGATTGCCGCTCGTTGCGTTTGAACTGCTTTCGATGCTTTGCAGCCACGCAAGAGCTTCCGGCGTTATTTCCTTTGCGAAACTTGCCGGAACCGTCGAGACTGTCGCGGCCATCAGCGTTTCAGCGGCCTAACGCTTGCGCTCATCTCAAGCAACGAACGCACTACAGGATCGCTAATGCGAAGGCGGAAGATAATGCCGAGCGGTCCGAATCTGCCGAGACGGTTTGTTCTAATGCGAACTTTCTCCGCAGACTTTCCAATCCGCAGCATCCGATTGCCCTTGAACGACTTGCCGCCGTCCACGGACCAAGACAGCATCAAATATGGATCATACCCTTGCGCTGCCGTATCGAGTGCGCCGTATCCCGTCGCAACGTCGATGTAGAGCGCGTCAACAATGCCGCCGTTCGGAAACGCATGAAGCACCGCAGTATCGACGCCCCAGATCATCGGGTTGTCGCCTTCGGTAAACGTGTCCTTGTCGAAATAGTAGAGATTGCCGGATTGCGAATCCTGAACAATCGTCTTGCCCCACGCACGCTGACCGTTCAGCGCCCGCCAGTTCGCAAGGCCATAAGACTGCCGATCATGCCAGACTTGCGTTGCCGCGTCGTAGCCAACGGACCAGCTCGTTCCGGTCCACGTCGAGAACGCATGGCCCTGATAGTAGAACGGAAAGCCTGTCACGCCTTCGCGATTGGTTTCCGCTTCAAGCAATCTGTCTTGCGCGTGCGTCGAAATCTTCTGCGGCGCATATCCGCTGATCCGGTAGAACTGATTATCCTCACCCGGAAACATCAGCGTGTTGTCTGATGCAACCACGCCGAGAGGCGCGATCATGCCGCGCGATTGAACGGCGCCGCCGATCAACTGAAACGGTAGGTTCAAATCACCAGTAACGCGCCAAGGCTCGATTGTCTGCGTGCCGAAAAAGAAAACGTCCGAGCCGTTCGCGAATACTCTCGTGCCGCCGTCCGCTGCTTGCTCTGCCGTTGCAAAGTCCAAGCTATCAACGGTTTGGCATTGGTTGATGCCTGAGAACAAGAACTTGCCTGTCTCGCTCAGGTAAATCGTGTAGCCCTTGGCGTTGTCCTGCGAAACGATTGTCTCGCTTGTCACGTCAAGGTCTGAAACCTTTTTAACAATGTCCGCTTCGATGTAGTATTCACCCTGATCCGAGTGCATACTAATTTGCGCGGGCGATGCCTGATTGCGCGAGAACTGAATTTGATCCGTTCCCGGCATTATACCAATGCGCGTCGCAACACCAGCCGATGTCACCTTGAACACGCCCGACGAATGGACGCTGTAGAGACATTGCAGATCGTCGCAAAACAAAAGCCCGCGACCGGGGGTGTCCGTCACGGACGAAAATAAAACCATGCCGGGGCATGGCAGAACCGCTAACGGCGTCTTGGCGTCATCGCCCTGCTTTTCAGCGTAGGCGTTGAGAAGCCTTGCGCTGCCGGCAAACGAATAGGCCGCAGGATTCGACCGGAACGCGACTTGGACCGGAACTTGTCCGCCAGCCATTAGAAGTATTCAGTCTGCTGCGCCGTCCCCGTCGCGCCGCCTTGAGAGATTGACCGCAGATCGCTTTCAACCGCGAGAATGGCCTTCGATGCCGTTGCAGCGTCAAGCAAACCAAACGACGGGCCGAGCGCCATCACAATGCGCCGTGACAGTGGCGTGAGATAAGCCTGCGGAATGGACGAGTCCGAACCGTTCCAGATCGTAATGCCCTTAGCCGCCATCAGATCAATTTCAGCGGAGAGCGTTTCTTCAGCGAATGCCAGATCAGCGGCGCTTGGTGTTTCTTCAGCCGCGATTAGCCCTGCATCTTGCAGGATGCGAGTCGCCAAGTCTGATTTTGAATAAGTCGTCATCCATCACTCTTCCGTGGCCAGTAACGGCGTCCAAGTTTTAAATTCTTCTTGCGGGCCGCGCGGAATGCAGGCGTATCGCGTCTGTTATTCGATTGTTCTTTTGCGTTAGCCCAACGACAGTTCGACGGTGTGTAATTCTTGCTGTTGTCTATTCTGTCGAGTGTGGTGCCGTCTGGGCGCTCGCCCATATCAGCTAGGAAATTTACAAATTTTCCTTTTCCATTCCATCTCGCGCAAATTTTTATCCCTCGACCGCCATACAAATGATAGTTGGGCGCGTTATAATTATTGCAGCGGTCGCGCATTGATTTCCAAGAGCGGAATGTAGGACTGCTTTCGCGCGTCCCATCATCTCTCAGAGCAGTATGGCCATGAGTGGCCATACCATTGTTCATCCGAATTCTGTTTTCAGAACGCAAACACCCGCACGACAACACTTTGCGCTGGGTTAGATCAGACCCCGTGATTATTTTTGTGTTGCCGCATTCGCAGCGGCACAACCATCTCTTCTTTTTATTTTTAGAGAGTTCGGCCGCCAAGCCAATTACGACGAGGCGACCGAATTTATTGCCATTCAGATCATTGAAATAAGCCATATCATCCTCCGTTAAAGAGGATAATATAGCTTATTTTACAATAAAATCAATGCAGTGCGTTAAACGGCGGAGCTGAAGGGGGTTGCTTCCGTACCCGTTGCCGAGTCGCAACCAACGACCTGAAAGAATCCAGACTTAATGTCCTGGATTTCATAGACAGCGCCGATAAGGCCGCCCTTCGTGGTGCCGTTCAACGTCA